ATTTCTACATATCTAGTTGTGCCTGCATTGAAAGTAGTAGTATCAACATAAGATGATTGAGAAACAGATGAACCATCAATATTGTAACTTACACCACTTGTGTATCTTGTATTTTTGCCACTATCTTCATAGAGATTAATTGGATGACCATCATTACTACTATCACTTTGATCGAATCTATATGTATTACCTTCATACATAGTTAAAGTAACATCGGCAGTAGCAGTTGACCCACCAATGGCATACTTATTTGTTGATCCTTGATTATAGTATGGATGATTCGAAGGATTGCCAGAAACGACAGTAACAGTAAATGTAGCTGTACTAGCACCAGTTTGACTTATAGCAGTAGTTGCAGATACACCTGTTACGCCTACAAAAATGCCAGGCACACCTAAAACAGTGCCTAGAATAGTTGTTCCAACTATCTGTGGGTTACCATCACTACCATCGTTAACAATTTCTACATTAACAGGTTCGTTCCAGGCCCCTTGACCCCATGTGCCTCTACCCCAACCTTGTAGGTTAGACATTTAGGCGATCCTTATAATCGCATTACTTGCATCAGCAGTTGGGAACTGAACTGTAAAAGTTCCAGATGTTGATGTTTTGTTTGATGTAAAATCTAAGACACACACTGCACTATTACCACTACTTGAGTCATTATATATTAATGCACCCATAGCTGTAATTGTTGCTGTTGTAAAACTTATGTCAGCAAAATCTGTAAAAGCAGTTGCAGTAGAAGTAGAAGTAGCAACAGATGGATCTACTCTTGTTAGCTCTCCACCTCCAGCAGCATAGCTGCCACTGTTAGCGACCTCTCCAGTTGTGGTATAAGCAGTTGTACCAAAACCTAAAGTAGCAGTTGTTGATGATTTACCACCACCACCTTCTGCATAAAGTGCTAATCTAAAAGTATTGCCTCCTGAGTTTTTAAAATTGTGCACACCTTCCATTAGTTCTTTTTTGAAAGAATTGCACATCGCTTGAGCTATAGCCATATTAAAGTCTCCTTATATATTCAGCCGTTTCCTTTTGACCACTTGATCTTAAGGCTTGAATGATAGTACCTCTTTCTTCTCTTCTTGCCAAGAGTAAATAATGATACAGAACTATTTTGAGCTGTTCTTTAAATAATTTAGCTTGTTGTCTAACATGAGGAGGAGCTTGATCTGATATACCTGCTATTTTATCAACGGCTAAATCTGCTATTTGTTCATTTGTTAACCCTCCTTGATGTGAAGTTTTAACATTTACACTCCCTACTTCTGAAAAATTAACATTAAACATTTTTATTCTCCTCATAACTAACACCAGGTATGTCATCTCTACCAATTAAATTAGGCTTTGAATCTAATGGTTCTGGTGGTTCTAATTTTGATTTCCTTGTTATTAACATACTACCTTGTGTTGTTGTAGAAACAAGGGGATCTTCAAGTCTATGATAACCGTACAGTTTTTGATCGTCTGGTACATTCATATCAAGTAAGGATGAACTGTTTGCTATGTGAACTTTGATCTTTTTAGAGATCGCTATCGCCAACCAAAACTCACAACAGGCTCTGCCTGCCTCTGCAAAAGCAACATCTTTGTGTGTAAAATCTATACCGTATAAATGTAGATCAGATACATTTTGTGAAACAGCATAACCTAAAGCATAAGAAACTGTGTTGTTAAAGTAAGCATATCCAGTTTTTTTAATTACTTCTTGCAAAGGATATTCTACAACATCTGGACATCGTTCATCTAAACAACAAGAAAAAATAGGAACACCTTTTTTTTCTTTCAGTCTATCTTGCATAATATTTGTCTGCTTACCAGCGTTTGGTGTATCTAAAAACCTAGAGGGTGGATCCATCATAAAACACTTGTCGTGATAAATTACAGCAGACATAGAGTTTATTGTCCAAATCTCATCAAATTTTTCGCTTCTTATTCTTGCTAATATATATTCTGAAAAGCTATTGCCTAAAGCAACAATAGCAACACTTTTATTTTTCATATAAGACATTATAAATTTTATCTTATAGAAGTCAAGACTTAGGAACTCTAACTAATCCATCTCTGTAAGAGTCTGAGTAGTTTCTACCCTCTGCGTATGTCTTGAGTCTACTCAAGGCTTCTGTGTATCTAGTGTTATATAATTGTATAAGGTCTGCTTCACCTTTCATAAAAGTATATGCCTCAACGAGACAAGCATACAATAAGGCATCTGGTGCATTTGTGCTTATCCATGTTGTTCCCGAATCATCTGTCGTAAGTGATGCTGGTCTGTAGTAATAATGTAACTCCACTGCAAAACTACTACTAGGTGTTGGTGCTACAATAAAAGTGTCCACATCAAACTGTGCATAGTAAATAGGTAATCCAGTAGTAGCTGGGTTTGGTGTATATTGTTGTATAAAGTTTACATCTTTTTGTAAAAGAAAAACATTCTCACTACTATCGTTAACGAATGACAAAGAATGAGTTGCTAAATAATCAGATGGTTTTTCTAAAAATTTGTTACCACTTGTCAATGTTCCAGTAACATTTTTTCTAAAGTAATCTAGATCTACTGATTTGAATATTCTTTCTTCTGCGTTTTTTATAAAGAAAGGTATCTCCGCTACAAATGTAGACTCATCATTTTCTGTCCATTCTTGTATTGATGCAGTTAATGTTGTTAAAGTAAAACTCATGTTGTGCTCACTGTTACTGTTCCAAGACTAGTCGTAGCCGTAAATGGTGTCATCTTTTGTCCTATTATACCATTTCCAGCATTTGTGTATACTATAAATGATGTTAAGTCTGTGTCTTGATTTGGTCTTGGCTCATACAAAGCCGTAGGATCTGGGCCTGGATAATTAGGTTCTAACTGTGGATGTTTAGCCTCATACTCGTCTGGACCTACTTTAAGTCCATTCCATTCTTTTCGCATTTCACGCAAACGATAACGAAAGCCAGATCTATCTGAATAACCCCATGCTCTTTTACCACTTGCATACCTAGCCATCAATACCTCAAGTATGAAATATCAGGTGTCAACTTTAATGGTGTGCTATTAGCATCTTCTGCTGCGGCTCTTTGAAACTCTTCTTCGTAGATAGATTTAAGTATTTGTATTCTATCTGGTGCTTTTTTTATTGCTATATAATAAGCAAGTCCAGCTGCCATACATGGTAAAAATCTAAAAGGTGCATCAGTTGTATTAACTAGAGTGTCTGCATCTTGTATTCTTCTCACATAATAATAAACCAAAGTATAAGAAGTATCTGGTGTAGACCAAAGAGTTATTGTTGGTGTGGTTTGTTTATCAAAAAAATACTGACTTGGTTGACCAGAATTATCTTTGTTAGGTATTCTTAAATACTCACCACGGCTCATTTGAGTCAACGTAAAGTCTGTACCAGAACTATTTCGTAACACAACTTCTAGTAAATCTACAAACTCACTATCTAACGTATAAGTAGCCGTG